TTGGGCTAGTAGGTAAAACTGGTCGGCGCAATACACCGTCACGGTGTCCAGACCGCCTAGCGCAAAGTTGTAGTCATAGTTGACGATGTATCCGCTAAACAAGAATTCTGGGTCATTGGTCGAGTCGTAGCGGATGAGCTGTACTTCGCGCAATGGGGCAAGCCCAGGCTTTGATTCGGCGGTGTCGTAATACGGGCTATTTTGATCAAACGGGTTAAAAATGCCGTCCACGTCTTGAATCGTAAATGACATGGTGCCAGCGCTGAACTGATCGCCCACGTCACGGCGACCGCGGCGTACCACGGCGTTTGTGGTTGATGACATGACGTCAGCGAATTCTGTGGTTCCGTCAAGCACATATGACGTGTTGTCTAGGACGCCTTTAAGCGTGTCGTCTAAAACAAATGCATCTACTTGAAAGCCTGTGGCAATTTTTAGTGAATAGTTGCCAGAGTCAATGACGGCTGTGCCTGGCATCAGGCAACCGATATTTGTAGTGGGCCAGCGGAGCGTGAATAGGCGCGCAAAGCGTTAACGACCGACTCACCGATCTCGGCGCTAGTAGCAAGCCCGCCTGTGACGTTAATGGTCACTCCCCCGCCAGTATTCATGCGGTCTAATGGCACTACGGCTTCTGGGCCTGCTTCGCCAATTAGGGCAAGAGTGGGGGAGCTGACAATGCCACCCTCAGCCATGCGCGGTAGGTTCATGCGACTTGCGGCTTGTGTAGCCGAGTTGCCACCAATGCTGGGCAGGTTGACGTGGGCAATGGTGTTGATGTCTGGCGCTATTGGAATGGCGTTGTAGGCGCGAATGATGCCGTTGACCATCATGATTGCACCGTTGACCACGGACTCAAATGCGCCAAGTATGCCGTTGATGATTGCGTTGACGCCAGTCTTAAACCATTCAAACTTGTTGTATGCGACGACTAGCGCGGCGACGAGTAGCGCGACGCCTGCAGCGATAAGGCTGAATGGGTTGAGCGCCATGGCAATGTTTGTGGCGACGATTGCAGCTGCGACCAAGCCGATTGCGGCAGCGATCGCTAAGAATGCTTTGGGATTGTCTTGAGCCCATGCAGCGAACTTGTTGAGCACGGGTAGGACGGCTTCGAGCACGGGCAATAGCGCTGCACCGATTGATTCTTTGGTTTCGCCAATTGAGTTTTTGAGGATTGCCATTTTTCCTGCAGCGGTTTCAGCATTCTTTGCGGTTGCACCGCCAAAGGTTCCACCGAGCACGTCCATAACCTCGTTGAGGCTTGCGCCTTCTTTAATCATCGTTGACATCTCTGGGCTCAATGATCGGAGCGCCTTAAAGTTGCCCTGGTATGCCTTGGCAAGCGCGTCAGCGACGCTGGCAGAATCCATGCCGGTGGCCGTGCTGATGTCCATGACAAGGTTCATGTCGTTCATGGCAATGCCAACATCTTTGGTACCGCGCACAAGCGCTTCTAACGCTTTGCGATATTCAGTATCGGCAACGCCAGACGCTCGACTCATCGCGCTGATCTGTTTTTCAACCTGCGCGGTCTGTGCGGCGCCAGCGCCAGTCACATTCTGCAAAGTAAGCGCTAACGCGGCCTGCTCTTGCTGGTCTTCCATTGCGGCGCGTGTGGCATCGCCAAGGGCAACAGCCAAACCACCGAGTGCGGCAGCTGCAGGAATCGCCGCCTTCTTGATCGCAAACTGCGCCTTTTCTCCAACAGTTTCTAATTGCTGAAATTGCTTGACAGCCTTCTTTACCCCTGTGCCGTCAAACTCGCTGATGATCGGGATATTGATTGCCATTATGCAGTCTCTCTATTCGCTTCGCTCATGACGCGCTTCACCAACTGCTCCATTTCGGACATGACATCGTTTTGGCGTTGCTCGTACGCTTTCCACATTACTCGCGAGCGACTGCCATAACGTGCAGTTAGCGCGCGACCTAGTGGCCCTTCCATTGACGTGTCAAACATGGTGCCAGTTGCGCCCTGCCATTGAATAACAAACGTGCCGACATTTGACTTGTTTCCGCCGTATTCCTTAATGTTTCGCGTGTTGATCTTGGCAGCGATCTTCTGCTTCATGCCTGGTACCCACGGCAACATCTTGAACCCTGATCTAGTGCTCCAATTGCGCGCCATACCAGACAGCGGGACATTCGAGGGCACAAGCTTGTTGGCGTCGTCAATAACAGGCTGAACGATTTTCTTGTAATCCTTGGTGATTTCACGGCGCAAAGATTTGTCAATTTTGTTGAGCGTCTTCAAGGCTTCTTTAAGCCCGACGACCTCAATCTTTGCTGATACTTCCGCCACGTTATCTCCGTTTTTTGTTTGCCTCGTTAAGCACTTTAATGACCGTTGTCAAGTCCCGTGAGTCAAACGCAATGTCGCTAGGCCACCAACCGACCGCGACCAACACTTCTGCTAGTTGGCGGCGGTAGGTGCCGCGTCCGTAGGGTTTGGGTCTGTCTCGTCCAGTACCGGCAGAATGTCGATGTCAGGGTTTTTGCTTAACCATTCGCGCCAGTTGTCACCAACTTGCTCGCCTTTGATCTTAAGAATTGTGTGCATCCAGCAGGCGTAATCCGAGTACAACGGGTTTGCGGAGAGCTGTTGAATGTTGCGACGTTCAAGTCGTTCCCATTCCGTGACCACAAACAGGTTTGTGTAGTAAAACTCGGGCGCGCTGTCGGGGGTGCGCTTTAACTGCAACTTGATTTTCATTGTTCTCCTATGTCGGCTTGGAGCCGTTGATTATGCGGTTGTATCTACGCTGTACACGCCACCCTGAAACTCAATCTCATAGGTGCTCAACTCGCCAAGCGATGCGTTAATTACTGGAATGCTTGACAAGTAGGTGTCAGTCAAAATAAAGCCAGGGTTAGTTGCGCTATCTGCTGCGCTGGTTGGGTTTACTTTGATTGTGCACTTTGTGCCGAGAAGTGGTGCCAAAACTGCATATGATTCGCTTGCTGCATAACTGGCATAAACCGTCAAGGTCAATGAGTTGCTGAACAAGCCTGCCGTCATCGTGCGTGACGTGGAGCCGAATGCGGTGTCTTCGAGTGCTTCTGCAGTCACGGTCAATGTTGCTGCGCTCACCTGATCGGTGATGTCAACAATGGAGCCGATTGCGGCGCCGACCTTGACGACTGGGTTTGAGAGATACGTGCTAGTTGCCATTAGTGCTCCTTAAGTTCTGATCTGATAGTAGATGATTTGTATTCGGTAGTAGTGGATTATGCGGTCTGGGCTTGGATAGCGCAATCAAGGTCATAGCACGGGTACAACGCGCCACCGATCTCAAGGCTTGACGGACGGCCAGCCATAACAATGATTGACGAGTTAAGCACACTTGCAACAATGCTCAAGATCGAGCGGAGCACCGGCAGACCTGCAGGCCCAGACCCAATGACCTTAATCGGAAACTCAAGGCGCACAATGTTGCCGTTGCCAGCAAACGTGGTGAAGTTTGGCGCGTCCAAATAGACCGAGTTAGGAACAAGTTTTGTTGGGTCATTTATTACACGCAGACCTGACACAGCGGTCAGCGTCGCGGTGACATCATCAATCGCTTCATTGAAGAGGTCGGTGTAAGCCATTAGGCAACCGCTGGACGTGGGATGCCAAGCAGCTGCTTGACGATCGGGGTCAGGCTTTGCTGTGGTGCCGAACCCATGCCGTCAAACGTGGCGTAGGTTGACTCTATTGAGCCCCTAGAGCGCCACAGAGCGGCGCAATACATCAAAGTGCCCAATGTTGCGTCTCCGCCTGGTGAAGTCGTTAGGGAATCGATATAGCCCGATTCCTGGCGCCTGCGATAACAGAATTGGTTGCCAGCAGATACCGATTGCGTGAGCAATGTGTAATCGTCTGACGGGTTTGTGATCGTGATGCCAAGGTAAGACATGACCTGCGCGGCAGTAACCCACGTGCAAACAGGGTCATAAGCAACGGTGCCAGACGCGGCAACACGCTCGACATCGCTTGCGGTCTTGGCGTAAAGCACCTGATCGGCAATTGGCACTTGATAGTCGTAGAGCAAATCGCCTTCGGTATCAATGCCAATAAACAAATACTGTGGCAATGCGCGCACGGTGTAAGTGCCGTTGAATGTTGCGTCAACTCCAGCAACTGTGATTGAACTGCCGACTGCAATCTCGCTGGGGGTCAGGAAGATCGGAAGAGCACACG